GCGACCGGCCGCTCGACTCGGGTCGAGTTCCGCACCGCCTGGGTCTCCCGCTAACCGCACCGCACCAACGACACGCCGCCCCGGTCACCACGGCCGGGGCGGTCGCCGTTTTCCTGCACTACGATTCAGCCGTGGTCGCCGTCCCCTCGTACATCAGTGCCAACGCGTCGCGCGGTCTCGACCTGATCGAGTTCGCCGGTGACGGCCTACGCCCCGCCACCGTCCGGGAAGCCCGAGCGATGGCAGGCGGCAACGCCTCCGACGACAAGGTGACCCGCATGGCCGCCTGGTTCGCCCGACACCGAGGCGACCTCGACTCCCCGAAGGCGGGCGAGTACCTCCGAGGCGAGACCGACCGGCCCACCCCCGGCCAGGTCGCCTGGCTCCTCTGGGGCGGCTCCCTCGGCGAGGACCGCATGACCGCGATGAACTGGGCAGCCCGCACTCGTGACCGGCTGGAGAAGGCCGTGTCGGCCCGAGTCCGGCAGGCACTCCAGAACAAGGTCGACGAGCACAACGAGAAGCACGGCGGCACCGCCTCGAAGCGCGTCACCCTCCGAATGCTGACCGCCGTGTTCGAGCGTGGCGTCGGCGCGTACAACACGAACCCGCAGTCGGTTCGGCCCGGCGTCGGGTCGTCCGACCAGTGGGCCTATGCCCGCGTCAACGCATTCCTCCAGGCGGTCCGCACCGGCCGGTTCCCTGGCGGCAAGTTCGACACCGACGTCCTACCCGAAGGGCACCCGCTCTCCACAAGGAAGAACATGATGAACCCACAAGGCCCGAGCGTGATGGGCATGGTCCCCGAGTTCTCGCCCGAGATCGAAGCGAAACTCCTGGAGCACTCCGACCACCACGGCGCGCGCCACATGCGACTCATGCGGGAGCTGATGGCGCTCGGCCTCACGTTCGACGAAGCCCACCAGCGAGCGATGGCCGAAGTCGGCAAGGACGACGAGATGAAGGGCTACGCCTACGATGACGAGGACAAGGCGTACGGCCCCGACTACGAGTTCCGCAAGGAGATCGTCGAAGAAGACGGGAAGTTCTGCGTCTACTCCGAAGGCCGTGGCCGGAAGTTCGGATGTTACGCCACACGCGCCGCAGCTCAGGAACGCCTCGACCAGATGGAGTCGTTCTCGTACTCGCTCGACGGGCTGACCGCCGAGCAGTTGATCGCCGCCCACCAGCTCACCCACAAGTCGACCGCCGACGACATGCTCGAACTCGCCCGCAGCATCATCGAGGACCGGCTGGAGTACCTCGGGTTCGCTCCGCCGTACACGACCGGCGACACGACCGAGAAGCTCGCAGCGCTCCACGCCGTCGTCCCGTTCGCTAAGGCCGAGGAGCGCTACACCCTCGGCCCGGTGTACGTCCCCGGACGACTCGACGGGCACGGTGAGTTCATCGACTCCGACACGCTCCAGAAGGCGATCTGGGACTGGGTCCGCTCCGGCGACCGCACGATCTTCTTGCAGCACTCCGAGAAGGCCGCCGGGGAGATGGTCGAGATCCTGACGTGGCCGATGCCGATCCAGACGGCGCTCTCGCTTCCCGGCGAGGAGATCCGCAAGGTCGAGTTCCCGGCCGAGACCCCGTTCATGGGTGTCGTGTGGGAGTCGTGGGCGTGGGACCTGGTGAAGGCCGGGCAGCTCCGGGGCTACTCGATCGGCGGCAAGGCACGTCGCGTCGAGGCAGATCTATCCCTGACCCCGGCCAGCGAGTAGGCTGCCGACCGTGGCGCAGAACAAGACGGGGAACCGGACCACGCCGGTCAAGAAGCAGAAGGTGACGTCGACCGACTTCGCCGAGGTCGGCTCCGCTGGCCTGTCGGTAAACGCCGGGCAGGTCACCGAGGACTTCCTCCGGCAGCTCCAGGGCCGGGGCGGAATGGCGATCTTTCGAGAGATGGCCGAGAACCATCCGGTCATCGGCGCGACGCTCGCCTCGATCGAGATGCTGTTCCGCTCCGTCGAGTGGACCGTGCAGCCTGCCGACTCCGACGACCAGGCCGCCATTGACGAGGCCGAGTTCGTCGCGTCGTGCATGGCCGACATGAGCACCTCGTGGGAGGACTTCGTCTCGTCGGTCCTCGGGTTCCTCGTGTACGGCTACTCGCTCCACGAGATCGTCTACAAGCGTCGCGACGGTCTCACCGACGACGGCACCTCCTCGAAGTTCGACGACGGCCGGATCGGCTGGCGGAAGCTCCCCGTCCGAGCGCAGGACACGATCACCGAGTGGCGGCTCGACTCGCACGGCGGGATCGAGGGCGCGATTCAACAGGACCCCACCGCAGGCACGAACGTCTTCATCCCGATCGAGAAGTCGCTGCTGTTCCGCACAACGACCCGCATGAACAACCCGCAGGGCCGCTCGATCCTCCGGTCCGCCTACGTCTCGTGGTACTACCAGAAGCGCATCACCGAGATCGAAGCGATCGGCATCGAACGAGACCTCGCCGGGATGCCGGTGGCGTTCGTGCCACCGCAGCTCCTCTCCGACTCCGCCACCTCCGCCGAGACTCAGGCTCTCACGGCGATCAAGGAGATCGTCAGAAATATCCGCCGGGACGAGCAGGAGGGGCTGGTCTTCCCGCTGGCCTACGATCACGAGACCGGCAACCTCGCCTACGACATCAAGCTCATGTCGACCGGCGGTCGCCGCCAGTTCGACACGAACGTCATCATCGGCCGCTACGACACCCGGATCGCGATGACGATGCTCTCCGACTTCCTGCTCGTCGGTCACGACCGCATCGGCGCGCAGGCGCTCTCGGTGTCGAAGATCGAACTGTTCCAGGACTCGATCTCGGCTTACCTCGCCAGCATCGCTGACGTCCTGAACTCGTACGCCGTGCCTCGCCTCATGCGGATCAACGGCATCGACCCGGCACTCGCCCCGACGATCGCCTACACCGCACCACGCGCCCCAGACCTCGACACGATCTCGAACTACGTCTCCCGTCTCGCCACGTCCGGCGCGCTGATGCCGGACGACAACCTCGACGACTACCTGAGAGAGATCGGCGGTCTGCCGACCGAGGAGGAAGCGGAGGTCGCCTAATGCCTCCGGTCCGGGTCGAGCTGGTCCAGAAGCAGCGGCTCGACAACCACCGCCCCGAGTTTCGTCCGACTGACTCGGCGAAGCTCTACGGCTCCGAACGCACCCTGGCGACCGCCGTGAACCGGATCGCCGACGCCATCCCGACGTCGCTCGTCGTCGACTACATCTACGGCCGCGTCCAGGCGACCTCCCTCACCCGCCAAGTCACCGACCTCGTCCAGGACGACCCGACGATGATCGAGCGGCCCCTGTTCTCCGGGTTCCAGGTCGGCGAACTCGACGACGCCGCCCAGCAACGTAAGGACATCAACCGCCGCCTCCGAGAACTGAAGTCGAACGTCCGACTCCGATCCACCGACGAACTCCGCAAGGCACTCGACGAGGTCGTGTGGGAACCGCCCTACCGGGGATCGTTCGACGTCACCGACCCGAACGCCCCGTCCCGCATCCATGCCCGGATGCAGTCGCAGCGCATCCTCACCGACCTCTCCCGATCCACCGTCGACTCGATCGACACGATCGTCCAGAACTCGTTCCGGGTCACGCAGACGTTCAGCACCGGACGCACCGTCGCCGGTCTCACCCCAACCCAGACCGCCGCCACGATCTTCACGGCCCTCGACGAGATCGGCCCCACCCCGACCGGCGCAGACCTCGCCGCCCGCAGCGCCGTCCACACTCGGGGCCTGTTCCCTCGGTGGGCGCTCGCCGTCGAACGGTCCGGCAACGCCGCCGGATACCGGGCCGCCCGCAACGGAGCCAGCCCGTTCCGGACGTTAGAGATCGCCGATCGTCAGATGGCCCGCCACGGCGAGAAGCTCCGCCGGGCACGCGCCCGCATGATCGCCCGCACCGAGATCGCCGTCGCCCAGAACCAGGGCATCCTCGCCCAACAGCAAGCACTCATCGACCAGGGCGTCGCCGCCCCGAACTCGCAGAAGGAATGGATCACCGGCCCGTTCGACGTGTGCCCCATCTGCACCCCGCTCGGCGGCACCCGAGTCGGGCAGGCCGACTTCTTCTCATGGCAGGGCGGGTCGGGGTTCCCGCCCGCTCATCCGAACTGCCGATGCAAGACCCGTCTCGTCCCGACGATCGACTCGCCGCCGCAACGCATCGGTGACGGCACGATCCTCGACCCGTACCGGTACGAGTTCCCCGACGGCTGGGTCGCCCCGATCAACCCGGTCCGCTCACCGACACCACGGCCTCGACCTCGACCTCGCACCCGACCCGCACCACCTCGACCGAGACCGGCACCCCGCCCGAGACCCGCCGAAGTGGTGCGACCCGAACCAACGGTGCCAGGCGGCAGCTCAGCCGATCGACTCGGCAGATTCGAGGAGACTGCACGATCGGACGACCTGTTCGGCAGCGCCGTCCTCAAACGAGACGCCACGAGTCAGCGAGACTGGATCGACAACGTCGCACCAGATCGGATCGCTGATGCAAAACGGACGGGACTGTACGACGAGATCGCACGAGACGGAGTTCGCAAACCTGTCGACGTCTTCGTTCGTCCGGCGTCGGCGTTGAAGGACGGCGGCCCGAGGTTCGAGCTAGCGACGGGTCACCACCGTCTCGCCGTCGCTCATGATCTCGGCATCGACGTCCCCGTCCGGTATTACGGCAAGGGCTTCGCTGAGGACACCGGCCACTTCGCCTCTCGACAGCGAGACGGATCGTTCGGTCTGTTCAAGCCCGTCAAGCCCTGAAACCATTCTCGGGGGATCTTCTCGGATTGACTTGCGGAATGTTGTCAACTTGTGCCTATAATCAGGACATGGAAACGCACCCCGTAGTAATCGCCCAGAAGATGACCGACTTCCCGCAGCACATGCTCAAGACTCGCTGGGCAAAGTTCCCCGACGCCGCCATCCGCTGCCACACCTGCTTCGACCACCAGGAGATCGACAGCATGGGCAAGTCGATCCCCTGCCCCGCTTGCGGCCAGGCCAAGTACCACCCCCGGTCGGTCGAGATCATCTCGCACGTCGACCGGTCCGGGAAGCGTCGCTACTGGGTCGAGGACTACTCGCAGAACGCCCTCGGCAACACCTACGCCATCGAGGACAACTACGCCGAGGCCAAGTTCCGGCAGCGCCGCCGCCAGGGTGTTATCAAGGCGGCGCTCACCCGCCGGGCCAACAAGGCCGCAAGCTGATCCCTCCGCACCGACGACACCCGAACCGCCCCGGCCAACACGGTCGGGGCGGTCGCCGTTTTCGGCCCCTACTGACACGCCCGACAACGCCCCCTACACTTCCACTCGTGCAAGCGCATCAACTCGTGGACCTAGAACTCGACGAAGTGTCAGGGGTCGACCACCCCGCCTCACTCGTCGAGGGCTGGCTCGTCATGAAAGCTGACGACCCGATCTCCGACGCGTTCGCCGACCTAATCACCGACCAGGAGATGGACCCCGTGGAAGAAACCCACGTGGCCGAGCCGGTCGTCGAAGCCCCGGTCGCTGACGAAGCGTTGGCGAAGGAACTCGGCGATCTGCGGAAGGCCCTCACAGACATGACCACCCACTTCGAGAAGGCTGCCGCCGAGCGTGACGCGCTCGCCGAGACCGCCGACATCGAGAAGGCCGCCGCCAAGGTTGCCGACTGGGATCAGGTCCCCGGCATGACCGACGACTTCGTCTCGGTGCTTCGTTCGCTCGACAACGAGCAGCACGACGCCGTGGCCGCCGTCTTCGACGCTTGCCAGATCGCGTTCGCTGAGGCGGGCGTGACGAAGGAACTCGGCACCGACGCCCCCGGCGACGGCGACGCCCTGTCCACCATCGAACACCTCGCCAAGGGCCTCGTGTCCGAGGGCAAGGCGACGAACATCCATCAGGCGATGGCGGCCGTTGCTGCTGACCGTCCCGATCTCTACGCCGAATACGTCGGCGGGAAGGGCTGAACATGGCCTACGACGATCCCGGTACCGACATCGGTACCCTCACCGCTTCCGCCGATCTCTCGGCGAAGCAATTCTACTTCGTGAAGATGTCGGGCGATAACACGGTCACCGTGTGCGCCGCCGTTACCGACGTCCCGATCGGTGTGCTCCAGAACGCTCCCGCCTCCGGCGGTCAAGCGGTCGTGCGAGTCGCTGGTCTCTCGAAGGTCAGCGCCGACGCAACCCTCGCCGCTGGCAACATCATCGGCACTTCCGCCGACGGTCAGGCTCAGCCGGTCGCTCAGGGTTCCGAGACGACCGTCTTCAACTGCGGTCAGATGCTCACCGGTGGTGCTGCTGGCACGCTTCAGACTGCATCTATCAACATCTCTAACGGGAGGGCCGCCTGATGTCGCAGCCAACTCAATCAGACGTCCACGTCGACGCGATCCTCACCGGGATCTCCGTCGCCTACATGCAAGACACCGATCATTTCGTCGCAGGCAAGGTCTTCCCGACCGTGCCCGTCTCGAAGCAGTCGGACAAGTTCTTCACCTACGCCCAGGCTGACTTCTTCCGTGACGAGGTGCAGTATCGCGCTGACGGCACGGAGAGCGCCGGTTCGGGCTACGGCCTCAGCACCGACAGCTACTCGGCCGACGTGTGGGCACTCCACAAGGACATCGGCGACCAGACCCGAGCGAACGCAGACGCGCCGCTCAACATGGACCAGGACGCCACCCGGTACCTCGCTCAGCAGATGCTGATCCGCCAGGAGAAGGACTGGGCGACGAACTACTTCGGCACCTCGATCTGGGGCACCGACAGCACTCCGGGAACCCTTTGGTCGGCAGCGTCCGGTTCGGACCCGATCGGTGACGTTCAGACCGGTATCAACACTGTGCTAACCAATACTGGGTACCGACCCAATGTTGGGGTGTGCTCCTATGCAGTCTTCAGCATTCTGAAGAACCATGCAGACATCGTCGAGCGTTACAAGTACACGACCAGCGAGTCGATGACGACCACGCTGATCGCTCGTACTCTCGGCCTCGATGAGCTGTACGTCATGGGTTCGGTCGTGAACTCGGCCGACGAAGGCGCTTCGGCGTCTTACGCTCAGATCGGCGACAAGGACATGCTCCTCGCATACGTCCCCGCCTCGCCGGGCCTCATGCAGCCGTCCGCTGGCTACAACTTCTCGTGGACCGGTCTCGCCAACTCTGGCGGCATCGGCACCTCGACGAGCGTGAGCCGGTTCCGCATGGACCCCCTTCGGGCCGACCGCCTGGAGATTCAGTCGAGCTGGGACTACAAGGTCGTCAGCTCGG